TTTCTTGCCTTTCGTTGTGATCAGAAACCCTCTGATCTGTATTCATTATAGGTGTTTGTTGGCAAGAATCAAGGAATATCCGTAGTCTTTTTAGACTATTATAGCGCAAGAAAAGCGGCTTTTATGCCTATGTCGTCGCTATACTGCCGCCGTCCTGGCGACATGCGGCCGGTATATCCAGCACGAATGAAATGGCTCGATTTTGACTCTGGAGCCGACTGGTTGAGGCAGAAGCCGCCGAGGCCCGGCGGGTGTCCTCCCCACCCTGCGGGCAGGGGGGACACTCGCCGGCAACGGCGACGCACGACGCAACAAGCGGAACAATCGGTTGAACATCAGATGGAATCCTGTAAGTGGTGGTTTATAGCGACCGGATAGCAGCCAGGTCGGCAACAGACACGCGGTTCCTCGACCGTCATCAAAGAATGACGCTTTAGTGTCATATATTTTGAATACGTCTGGCCCGCCTCTGTAGAGTTTCCGATCTACTACAGGAGCCTGTTCATGATTGCCATAGCGGATGCTCGCTACGTGAATCCGTGGCATCCTGACGCGAACCCCGAACAGTCTAAATAATGCGGAAATGAACGGGATGGCCATGCGATCCATGCGCTTGCAAATCACCAAATGCTCGCCTAGCGACTGACGCGCCTGCTTGTCCAGAATGTCGATGTGCTGGACGATCAAGTAAACGTCCCACCCAAGTTTTCGGGAATGACGGAACCAATCATTGACATCCTGACGGCCCTTCTCATTCCAGGTCTGCGCGTTCAGCCAACTGCCGCACTCGTCGAGGATGAGCACTCCATTATTATCCTCGTCATACGTAACGTTCGCGTTGCCGATCGCGTCCAGGTCAGTCTTTGTCGGTCGCGCCGGCAGTCGATAGATCAACGGATTGTCGTCATAACGATCCGTATATTGATCTAGGTAAATGTCGTAATTAACTGCTATCGCCTTGCGCTTTTGCAAGCCCTTGATAACCACATCCGCCGCGAATAGTGATTTGCCGCCGCCCGGGGGTGCCGTAACTATGTAAATGGTCATAACAATTTGTACTGAATGATCCTGATTTTCCACTCATACACCCATCGAAATATGCGGGCCGACCAGACCGCCGAAACACAAGGAATGGCGTTGTCTGGAACGAACCACGAAACCGCCATGTTGAGAGCGTCAGGAGTGTAATAGGTCACTCCCGCAACGAGTCCGTGAATTGTCGCCATGAAAGCCACAGTCAAGCCGGTGATGACCGTAAGTACGGCTAGCGTGATTGCGACTTTTTTAGTCAGGTACGTCGCTAGAAACCCGACGATGCCGGAGAATACACCGCCGAGAAACACGCCCAAGGCGGGCAAGCCAAGGAGTGCGGGGAAGGGCATTATTTAACCCTCACGGTCGTTGCGATGCTGAATAGGCTAATAACCATCCACGCATAGATCGCAAACGAAATCATCTTTTTAAGCTGTTCCATACGTGCACATCCTTCGGTACCCATAATCTCAATAGAACGACCGAAGAAAGTAATAGTCAACGACTGACAGCTTGACGCTTCCGGTATGCCCAGGTCCTCGACACCTATTGTGGTCGGAGTGAAAGACTCTTCAGATCCAATGCCGTCTAGGAGTTCCTGAACGCCAGTCCCGTCGAACTCTGAATTGAACTCGTCACCGACGAATTCAGGCATGGTCGCCGAGTCGGTCAGACCTTCGGCCACTTCGTTACCTATCGCTTCGGGCGTCATCTGCGTACCCGATGGGCTGCTTAGCTCGGCCTGACCGTCAGCGGCATCGGTCGAGCCTTGCCCGTTCGGATAGAAATGGTATGAACTGGTGCCGTCACCGTTGGCACCCGCAGTCTCGCCGCCAGGTACTGGTGCTTTTATCGTGATCTGCGAGTCTTTCGTCATCGGATTGCCGGCTATATCCGTTGGCGTGGATACTGCGCCAGTCTCGCATAGCGCACCGTTTATTATTTGGCTGCAAGAGGCATCGTAGGGCATACGTGCAACGTTTTTAGCCACGTTGTCGGCAGTTCGAGCGCAAACATATTCACCGTTCAAGGTGCCGCAATTTTCTGCTTGCGATGCGAAATAGGGTACGTCGTTGACCGTGCCGACATTCTGGCCTAACGGCTTCCAACAGGCTGTGTTGCCGTCAGAACTCGACACACAGTTAGTGTCCAGGTCTGGTTCTGTTTCAGGCTCAATTACCGGTTCCGCTGCTGCTGATTCGCCGGTGAATGAATAGGGAATCCCGCCCTGCGGATTGCCGCCGCCGATTTCGATTCTGTAGAGTTTTGATTCTCGTTTTAATTGACAGCCCGCCCACGCGACATATTCCCCTTCATCAGTAGCTGCGAATATGTCCAGGTCGAGGAATTCATTACAGTCTATTGGGGGTGGGGGTGGAGCCGTTTCTGTACATACGCCGTTTTCGTCGGTATAGCTGCACTGATATTCCGAATATATCGGGTAGGACCAATACATCATGGTATTGCCGTTTGATGCTGTACCATAGCAATTAGCATATCCGTTATAACCGACATTCGTGTATGGCACCCCGTAGCGGATTTCCTTTTCTACCTGAAATTTTCTTTCACATGCGATTTGCCCATCATCGAAATACTCATTTTGATAGCCACCCCATGTATAACTGTTCATCCAATGGGGATTAGCTGCCATCGCGACGTTTGCGACGAGACAAAGGAAAAGGCCGGCGAGTAACCGCCGGCCCCATCCTGACGGCACCCTTGCCGTCAGCGCCATTTAACCAGCCGCCCGGGCGCCGCGCTTGAAGAGTCGGATAATGAAGAATCCGACCACGACAACCGGGACCACCAGCCAGATAGCCGCCATGATGTCAGTCACAGCAGTGCCCAGGTCGGTGAACGCCGTGGCCGCCTCGGTCGGGAGCGCGGCCATGGCCAGCGTGGGAACGCCGAGCAGAGCAACGGCACCGACGAGGACACGACTGGCAGCCTTCTTGATGGTATCGATCATGGTTTCCTCCTTTGATCGTTAACCGATTTTCTCGACCGCCTGTTTGAACACCGTAATCAGGTATCCAGACACGAAGCCAAGCCCAAAAGCCCCGATCAGGTACAGCAGCATGTCCGCCAGCAGTTCGGATGTACTCATTGCCGTACCGTCTTATCGGAGTCTTCCCGCCACGAACCCGAGCGCGTAGCAGATCGCGAGGGCTATTAAGTAGCCCGCCGTGATCAGATCGTCACTCGTTGACATCGTGATTACTTGGGCGATGCCGCAGGAAGCGGCAGGATCGCGGAGTAAGACGGCGCGAACAAGCTGAGGAAAGCGCCATTCTTGCCACCGACCTTGGCTCTGACCAAGACGCGGAGCATCACCTGCTTGCCCTTGTGCTTTTCGGCCTCGCCGGCGAACCGGACGGAATCCTGCATCGAGACTTCAACGCGCTCGATCACAGATTCCTCACCGAATTGCCCGGCGTAGGTGCGAGCGATCCCAATTTGCCGGTTGTGCTTGGTAGGGTCATTGCGCCATGGCGTTTCAGCGTAGCCTTGACAAATGCCCACCAGATAGGTTCCGTTTTCCATCATGTTACCTCGTGACTCGTTAACTATGTGACACCGTACAGACGGGATTAAGGCACAATGTTATAGCGGTGTCAACAACGGAAGGGGAGAATTATGGACATGGAAACGAGACAGATCAGAGTCGAGGACACGCTGGCCCACGCGCTCAAAGTAGTCGCGGCGAAAGAGCGCACCACGGTCAGCGTCATTGCGTCCGTCGTGCTCTGTCGCTGGCTGAGGGATACGCACCCCGCCGAGTGGCGAGAGTACGGATGCAAGCGGGCTTGTGATGCTCTAGAGCAGGAATGAAGAAAGGAATTAAGAGGGGAAACGGCTGAGAGGCGCGGGCCGGATGCCTCGCTCTACAGCCTCCAGTCGCTACGCTCCCTGCGGCCTCCGACCCCGCTGGATGCGGGGCGCTCCAATGCGTTACGCGGCATCGGCTGGCCCGCGCCCCGTGCCCCTAGTGGTGGAGCGTTACGTAACGGCTCTATGCGGCCTTCGGGTACTGGTGCGACTGTACCGGGACGACCTCGAGAGTGCGGACACGCACCGCCATGGCGGTGACGTCAAAGGGTGTCCGGATGTCGATGCCGCAGGCTTGCATGAGGATGCGCCGGTACCGGTAGCCCGTCGAGCGCGGGAGGCAGTCAGTAGGAGCCTGCCCGCTCATCCAGCGGTCAACGCTCATTTGTAGCCGACCCATGGCGGAATCTGTCAGTCGCTCGCTGGGGTGATCCTCCAGCCAGGTCGAGAGTTCCGGACGAATGTCATGCAGGTCGCTGGCGGCCGCCGTGGCCCTGTTGTGTAGCGCGTAAACGTTCATCAGTTCGTTTGCCTTATCTATCGACCACGCTGCGGGGTGGTCCAGTCCGAGGCGCGTCAGTTCCTGCGCCTTGATCGTGAGTTCATGCCTGATTATACCGTGGTCTCTACACCAATTCGCCAACCCGGTCAAGTGTGCCTGCTGGTCCAGGTCGATGCCTCGCCGCTTCGCCTGTTTCGCCAGTTCCTGCGCCTTGGCGTAATACTTTACATAGAGTCGCCGGCTGCCCCGGTACCAGTCTACCGTGCAGCCATCGGCGTACAGGTGGCCGGGCCGATTCGACAAGCGACCCACCGCCAGCGCCCGAAGTGCCCGCGCTTCGTTTCCTTTGCCGGTGGCATAATTCTGACACCAGTCAATCCGCTTGATCCTCAGGCGATCGATGCTGGCGTAGTCGCCTGATTGCAACTGCCCACCAGCGGCGTAGGTTCGAGCATCAACCCCAAACTCGGGTAGGCCGAGACCCCGAAGGATACCGTTGTAGACCTCGACGGCCGCATCAACGTCCGTCAGACCGTCGAGAGCATCCCGCCTGCCCCAGCGGGAGGGATTGCCGCTGACCTCGACCCGGAAGCCGTCAGAGCGCACCCGAAGGGTGCTGTCGTGGCTGCCCTCGTGCTGGTAGCCCCATACCGTTTCCTGCACGATTTCGCCCGTCTCGAGGTCGGTGCGTAGCACCAGGTCGGACCCGTGACGCGGCACCGGGTCGCGGTGCGTTTGCTCGATGGTCAGCCAGTCAATGTGCAACGCTAACCCCTTGATTCATGGTTGACGTGTCTCCCCCTGAGACAAATGTGCAGTGTTACTGGCACTGCACATGCAAGAGGCGGGGCGCTGCGCGCCCCGAAGAACGGCCTACTGGAGCAGGCGAGCCGAGACACAATAGCCCACTCGCTGCGCTCGCTATGGGGTCTACGTCTGCTACCGCAGACGATCACGGACACGCCGGGCGAACAGGACCGCGACCCGACCCGTGAAACCCGACGCGCCCGTCTGCGTCGGCTGCTGGGTTTGGAGCCGAAGAGGGCGAGCATGGAAGGGGGGGGGGTGTAGCGAGGGATGGCGACACCGACCCAGCGGAAGCGGTCGACCTGCTTCCGAGCTGGAAGAGGCAACCGCTGCCGCGTCTCATCTTCAAGGGAATTGCCTTGGAGGATGGTTTTCGCGCACGACGTTGACGATCACGCCGCAGTCCGGACAGTGGAGCACTTCCGCCCGCTCATGCTGGATGATATGCCGAAAGTCAACCGCGTCGCAGAGATACCAGCGAAGGCGGATCATAGCGGCCGCACCTTGACCAACACCGACGGTGCGCCCAGCTCGGCGGCGGCATGAATCAAAGTCTCGATACTGCGGTACTCCCGCGGCTGGCGCTTGCGCGAGTAGCCGACGATTAATGAAGGATCGATAGAAAGATTGGGCACCAGTACCAAATTCCATTTTGTGCCGAATCGGCAAGCGGTCGCAGTGTAGCGCCCGAATTGCATGGCAATTATGGCCTCGCTGTGGGTTACGACGCTCATGCTGTTTGCTCCGTATCGAACCAACGATCTGCAAACGTACCTAGTCCGTTACTGTCCAGGTTGGATTCGTCATATCTGGAGTAGTCAAATGGTGTGTTCGCTTCCCAAGATCCCGGTCGGAAATGACAGGAACCAGCGTAATGAAGCAACGCCTCTAAATAAGCTCTTTTGGTAACGCCTTGTGCATGAGCCATGTCGCCTAGCAGATCAGATGCACCGGTACTGATGGATAGCGTTTTCATTTTCTTGCCTTTCGTTGTGATCAGAAACCCTCTGATCTGTATTCATTATAGGTGTTTGTTGGCAAGAATCAAGGAATATCCGTAGTCTTTTTAGACTATTATAGCGCAAGAAAAGCGGCTTTTATGC